GCACACATTGCCTGCTGCTGGTATGTCATTGGAAATCAGCCGTATGACAACAGGAACTTCAACAGCAATTCAGGAAACTCAGAACACTGCAGTTTCTTTGACAGACCCTGATGACACACTACTTTCTATTCCAGTGCGTACAATCGCGGGCCAAGCTGATCTATCACGCCAGGCAGTAGAGCGCGGAACAGGCATTGACACATTCGTTGTTGCTGACCTAATCCGTTCATGGCACACAACAGTTGATGCTCAGGTTCTAAATGGAACAGGCTCAAACGGTCAGTTCACAGGTATCCGCAACGCTGGTGGAAATGCAATCACTTACACTGCAACAACACCAACAACTGCACTTCTTTACTCAAAGTTGGCAGATGCGTACCAGCAAGTTGAAAGCAATGTTTTCATTGCACCAACACATATCGTGATGCATCCGCGGAGACTCGCGGCGATTTTAGCTTCATCTGACACAACAGGCCGCCCAATCGCAGTTCCAACTGCAAACGGTCCAATGAACTCAGTAACTGCAGGCGCAGGTTTGCCAGGATACGGTAACTCAGGTTACTCAATCATGGGCCTACCAGTTGTTACTGATGCAAATGTTGGCACTGCATACGGCGCAGCAACTAACCAGGATGAAATCTATGTTGTTGCAGCACCTGAAATGCACCTATGGGAGCAGGCTGGTTCACCATTCGCGCTTTCATTCGATCAGACAATTGCAGGGTCATTGACTCTAAAAACAGTTGTTTATGGTTACGGCGCGTTCACTGCAGGGCGTTACCCACTAGCAGCCTCAATTATTTCAGGCACTGGTTTGGTAGCACCAACTTTCTAATCGAAAGTTAACAAATTGTAAGAGGCGGGTTTTTCTCCCCCGACTAACCCGCCTCTTACTTCTTAAATGATTCGGGGGAATCTATGAAGTCAGCACACAAAGTCTCAATTGGTAGTTGTGACCCAGGCAATGTCAACGGCGGGTTTGCATTTAGTTTAATTCAGTTGGCACAAGCACGATCATCACGACTTGGCCCATTTGTACGCGTTAAGGGTTCAGGGCTTTTGTCAAAGCAACGCAATCGTTTGGTCAAACAATTTTTGGAAACCAAATCTGATTGGCTTTTGATGATGGATTCGGATGAGCAACTATCTGTTGAAGCATTTGATAAGTTGATTGAAGCTGCTCATGATAAAGAGCGCCCAATTGTGGCAGGTTTAGTTTTTGCCAGTTTTGAAATTGGTCAGCCTTATCCACAACCAGTGCCGACAATTTTCAAAGATGCTGCTGAAGGTTTTTTGCCATTAAACAATTACGATAAAGATTCATTGTTTCAAGTAGATGCAGCAGGAACTGGATGTTTGCTTATCCACCGCAGCGTTTTGGAATCAATGAGAGATAACGCAGACCCACATCAGGGCGATAGTTGGTGCTGGTTTTGGGATGGGCCAATTGACGGAATTTGGATTGGCGAAGATTTACAATTTTGCCGCCGTGTTCGTTCACTTGGATTTCCAATCTATGTTCACACAGGCGCGATACTGCCTCACTCAAAGAGCTATTGGTTAGATGATCGGCAGCACGATATATGGAACGCATAAAACGAATTTTAAGAATTAAGGTAAAATCAAAGGAAACCGCTACCGCCGTTCCACAACTGGAACGCGCAATGCTTCCCAAAGTAGAAACGAGAATAAAGCGTGGCGATAACTAACGGTTACACGACACTCAATGATGTAAAAGCTGCGTTAAATCTTGAGGATTCAATTGATAATGCAGCCCTTGAGATGGCGATTGCAACCGCCTCACGCCAAATAGATGATTATTGTGGCCGTTTCTTTTATACAGATGGCACTGTAGGTGCGCCAGCAACTCGTTATTACACACCTGACAACTGGTATATTTTGCCTGTTGATGATTTTGTGAGCCTTTCAGAGATAGCAACAGATGATTATTTTGATCAAAGTTATTCAACAGTTTGGACTATTTCAGACAGAATGTTTGAGCCTATAAATAATCCTTCACGCGGTTGGCCTCTTACTCGTATCTTGGCAATTGGTTCTTATGTATTCCCACAACTATTGCCACAATCTGTTCGCATCAAAGGCATCTTTGGCTGGAGCGCAGTGCCTTATGAAGTAAAAACTGCAGCAAAAATTCAAGCCGCACGCCTTTTCTTGCGTAACCAATCACCATTTGGAATTGCTGGCAACACAGATTTAGGAACAGTTCGCTTGGTTGCAAAGCTAGATGCCGATGTTGAGGCACTATTGCGCCCACTACGCAAGAACAATGGCTTGGCCGTCTAATGTTACCAAGTGAGGTTAGAAACGGCTTAAAAGCCAACCTAGAGGCGATTCAGGGTATGCGAGTGTACGAGTTAATACCTACCGTGCCAGTTGCACCAGCAGCCATAGTTGGTCAGTTGGACTTTACTTTTGATTTGAACAATGCCCGTGGACTTGACCAGGCAAATCTAGATGTTGTTGTTTTGGTTCAGCGTTTCACAGAGCGTTCAGGCCAAAACGAACTTGATAAGTACCTTGCAGGCAGTGGGGATTACTCAATCAAGGCAGCAATTGAATCAGATAGAACTCTGGGTGGCGCTTGCGACACCTTGCGCGTTACATCAGCCGAAGCGGGAACCTATGTATCAGGTGATATTGAGTTCCTTTCATACCGTTACCGCCTAACCGTTTGGGGATAAGGAGAAAAATGAGCTACACAGTTACCTCGGACAATTTCGAGGCGAAGAAAAAGGGTGAGGCAATCACCGAAAAAGAATTGCTTGAATTTGGGTTAAATGCCGAAGCACTCGTTGCTGGCGATCACCTTAAGAGCAATGCACCAATCAAACCAGCAACAGTAGAGGAAGCGAAATAAATGCCACGCATAGTATTAACAGATGCAAAAATTACAGTCAATGGCGTTAACTTGAGTACGATGGGAACTAGCGTAACGCTCAACATGACCACAGATGTTGTTGAAACCACAGGTTTTTCATCAACGGCTGCAAAGACTCGTATTGCTGGATTGCAGGATAATTCAGTAACAATTGATTTTGCTCAGGATTATGGAACTTCACTTGTTGAAGCCACCATTTATCCTTTGCTGGGAACTACAACAACAGTTGTTGTCTCACCTACATCAACAACAAGTGCTACATCACCTTCATACACCTTCACTGCATTGGTTTCTGAATGGCAACCACTTTCAGGCGGCGTTGGAGAATTAGCAACCGCATCCGTCACCTGGCCAATCTCAGGTGCTATCACAAAGGCCACTTCATAATATGCCACGCATCGTATTAACTAATGTTTCAGTTGTATTTGGAACTACCGATCTTAGCTCATATTGCACAAGCGTTGCGCTGAACACTACTTTTGATATTGTTGAAACTACAGGTTTTGGCGATACCGCAAAGAAGCGCATTGCAGGCTTGCAGGACAATTCAGTTTCCTTTGAATGGAATCAGGATTATGCAACAAGCGCACTTGAAGCAACAATTTACCCACTATTGGGAACTGCAGTAACAGTAGTTGTGAAGCCAAATGCAACAACAGTTGGCCCAACAAATCCAAGTTACTCATTCTCAGCGCTAATCTCAGAGTGGCAACCACTTTCAGGTGGCGTTGGTGAACTTGCAACAGTAAGCACAACTTTCCCAATTTCGGGTACAATCACAAAAGCAACTGCATAACTAACTTAGGGGGAAACAAATGGATGGATTATCAGTCAAGGTCAAAACTAAAGATGGCTTCGAAGGCACTTATTCATTAACGCCAAGAATCATCGTTGCTTTTGAGCAGAAGTACGGCAAGGGTTTTGCAAAGCTATTGGGCGAGGAACAGAAACTAGAGCATATCTACTTCTTAGGCCACGAAATTCTTAAAGCCAATGGCAAGGTAGTAAAACCTTTCGGCCCTGACTTCTTGGATGATCTAATTTCAGTTGAACTGGTGGCAAACGATTCTTTCGAATCCACCGAGATAGCCTAACTTATTCTTTGGCGGCTATTTCGGTGGAAACGGGGATTTCACCCATTGATTTGATGGATGCCCCTGATGGCATCTTGGAAGCAATGATTATATTCCTGAAAGAACGAAATAAAGCGCGGAGCAAATAAATGACTCAAGAAGTTATTGTTCTCAGCGGCATCAAAGAAACTCTTGATGCCTTAAAAGAATTTGATAAAGATGTTGTGAAGCGCTTTAACAAAGTGATCAATACCGAACTTGCTGGCGCTGAGCGCGATGCAAAAGGATTGATTGATGAAGAACCACCGATGAGTGGCTGGCGTAAGGCAGATGCTGCCAAAGGCCGCACTCGCGGTGGTGAAGGCTGGCCAGGCTGGAACGCTGGCGAAATCAAAAGCAAGATTACAAAGACAAAGGCTCAAGGCAAGGTTCGCAAGGGTGATTACACAACCAGCGCGGGTGCTTTGCTCAACAAGTCTGCAGCGGGTTCAATCTTTGAAGTTGCAGGTCGAAAAACTAAACCAGGTTCAGGCGGCGGTTCAAGCGCACAATTTTTGCGAACTCTTGGCAATAGATTTGGTGCTGCATCCCGCGTTGTTTGGCGAGTAGTTGACAAAGATAAAGACAGAATCCAAGCAAATGTAAAAAATGCTTTAGATGATGCCAAAAAAGAATTACAGACACACTTAAACAGAGAGCGAGCATAACAAATGGCAGTTGGTTCAATTGTTGCCCGCATCCTCACGCAGTATTCTGACAAAGGCTCAAAAGCTGCAGCAAAAGACATTAACAAATTGGGCAAAAACTTTGATGCCTTTGCCAGCAAAGCAACAAAAGCATTTGGTTTAGCAGCAGCAGCATCAGCGGCCTTTGCCGTGAAAATGGGTGTTGATGCAGTAAAAGGCGCAATAGAAGATGAAAAGCAACAAATTGCCCTTGCCACCGCTTTGCGCAATACAACAGGTGCAACCGATGAGGCTATTGCAGCAACAGTTACTTATCTTGACAAATTAGAATTACTTGTTGGCGTTGACAATAACCAATTAATTCCTTCTTTGCAGATACTTACACAAGCAACCAAAGATGTTACTACTGCTCAACAATTGCAAAATCTTGCCCTTGATATTTCTGCAGGCACAACAAAAGATTTGGGCGCGGTTTCACTTGCGCTTGCTAAAGCCGTTGGTGGCAATGTCGGCGCACTTACTCGCTTGGGTGTTCCACTTGATGCAAACGCTGTAAAAGCAAAAGATTTAAACGCAATTTTGGCAGCGCTAAGCGCAACATTTGAAGGACAGGCAGAAAAGCGTGCTGAAACTTTAGAATTTGGCTTGATAAAACTTCAGTTAGCTTTTAATCAAATTGCAGATCAAGTTGGTTATGCACTTCTTCCAATTATTAAAGAATTTGCCAATTACATCATTACAGATGTTTTGCCAGTAATTCAATCTTGGGTTGACTTAAACAAAGATCAATTGGCAAGTGCATTAAAAACTGCTGCAGAAAACGCAATTGCATTGGGCAAGGCAATCTTTGGCTTTGTAGATTTCATTTCACGCAATATGACTACAATAAAAATCTTTGGAACTCTTATAGCGGGTATTTTTGTTGCTTCAAAGGTTCATGCCTTTGCAACTGCCATTAACTTGCTCATTCCCACACTTAGAACATTTGCCGCTACTGCAGCTTCAGCGGGTGTTGCTACCGCGCTATTGACTGGCGGATTTTCAGCAGGAGCCGCCGCTGCAGCACTTGGAGCATTTGCAGTTACCGCTGGCGCTATTGGT